ATGAGTCAGAGTAAGAAGGCCCCTCGTCTTGCAGTTGTTGTATCAGGTGATACAAAGGGTCAGATTGACGGAAATTATGGGCCTGAGGTATGGCGTTCCCTTGCTGATAACGGGTTTGCTGATAGAAAAAGTATTGGTAGCGTGGGTTTCTGTAGGGATGTTCAAGCAAATACCTTGGTTGCCGTACTTCCAAAAGCCTATAGCTCAGATGTTGCTAGAGAATCTCTATCACTCTCGGATGCTGTAAAGAGTCACGTATTTAGGCTGATCAGAGTCTTCAATAAAATTGCGCGAGAAACGAAGTACAAAACAGGAGTAATAGATTCAAATGCATTTGATGATTTGCTAGAAGCAAGTTCAGACCCTGTTCTTGATTCATTGGAAGCGGCTATAAAGATTAGAAATGAATTTAGAGTTAATGGTCTCTATTTTCGAAAGAAAAGGGATAGCCTTATTTCCAAGAGCAATTTGCCAATTAACTGGCAAAAAACTATGAATAAGTATTCTCCTCATCTACAGGGTGGAGAAATCTTCTACCCATCCACCATTCATAATGCCCGTCGCAAGAATTTAAAGCATCCACTTTCCGACCTTCATGTTGCATGTTTAAAAGAAATACTCTCACTAGTTGGCGACAAATCTTTTTTATCATTACCTGAATCATCAATTGATGGTTCTAAGTTGAATTTAAAGAATCCTAAAGCTTACCTTCGAGATATTGCAAATGATGTTTTTGATGAAAGGGGGCAAAAGTTAAAGAGGTTAATTTCAGTCTATTTGGGTACCGGTAGATTAAAGGAGGCTAAGGCATCCGAGAGGAATGAGTTACTTGCGTACACGGCCGACTTTGAAAACATCTGGGAATATATACTCAGGCACTTATTTGATAATAAGGGCGGCTCGCGGGAGATGCCTACAGGGCAGTGGTTTACCTACCCAAATGCGTCGACTAAACATAAGGGGATTACACCTGAAATTGATGGTGCAATCTCGTCAGGTGATATCGAGGCATTTATTGATGCAAAAGACTATAGAGTTATTAATGGTGCCCGTTGTTTTGGAAGCCAGGGCGACTATTACAAACAAGTAATTTATCGCCTTTTGACTCAAACTTCTACACCAGACAACTTCTTTAATATCTTGGTTTTCCCGGGCTATGGCCAATCTGAACTATTCAAGATTCATGGCTGCCATCATTGGAAAGAAATACCAAACTCTAGGGTTTTTGAGATTCAGGTTGATTACGAGCTTGCAGTTTCTCGCTGGCTTGGTGAATCGAGCTTCAATATTGACTTGATTATTGCCGAATTACTCGAAGAAATGCGTCGCTTTGAGATCACACTTCCCGCTTAAAATTCATAAGTTTATAACTTTAGGAAAATTATGCCATTACTAGAGATTTGGAGGAGCACTAAAGATTCAGTACTTAAGATGAGCCTTGAAAATATAGTAAAAATGGCTGGTGATGGTCATCTTAAAGATGGAAGCGAGGCGTCAATAGAGTTTAGGCAATTCTTAACTGAAGTAGATAGCGATAAATTGGCTGAATATGCAACTTATTGTCTAGGCGGTTAAATTCCCCAATGCATAACCAGGGGCTTTGATCTATTGGCCCATCATCGCTAAAGATATCAACGCTAAATGGTTTAGATAAATCAACTTCTTCCATAGTCATCTCCTGAGTTTTCCGTAGGATCATTATCTTAACCTCAGGAGATGCCCATTTTTCAATTGGTGGATTGTCCCGTCCTCTCCCTTATGAAAGTCTGAACCTGCTTCATAGTCCAAAAAGAAGACCTCCCAATCTTAATCGGCTTGGGAAACTCCCCTTTCTGAACCATGAGCCAAAACTTGGATTTAGATACCGGAATCACCTTCAATATTTGCGGGATTCTCATTAAGCTTATATCTGCATCGTCATTACTCATGATGACTCCATAGTCGAGTTCGTTTCAAGTTCTTTCTATATATCTGCAAGGCCAGTCTTACAGAACTCGTCTTCGTATATCCGTATGAACGATACAAACTGTAAAGCCGAATTGCTACCATCAAATTGATCTCCTAGTTTCTGTTATGTATGAATATGTGTGCTACTGAAGAGCAATGTAGCTGTTGAATTTTTGGCGGTCAATCAAATGTCAATACCCACTTTGGTAATGGATATTATTTTTTGACTACAAAAAAATATTTATTCATATAAATGCTATAGGTCAATTAAGTAAAGGGCTACAGCCTTGTCAGTATTTTCTGATAGTGCGCAGATAGTAGTGGACACACATAGATCAATAAGCACTTCAAAAAGAAAAATAAAACGACTCAAATTAGTTAAAGATGGATTACAGCAAATTGATAAATAAATAAATTAAAGAAAAATTCAGAAAAAACACGTTTGACGGCGAGCATTTGGATTGATAGATTGTGATCTGTTTCACATTGATCAATACATAAAACGGAGACTGTCTTAAATGAATTATTACGAGCATCACATTGGAGATTATTCGCAAGCTACCTCACATTTGAGCTTTATTGAAGATGCTACTTATAGTCGCCTTATTCGGAAGTACTATGCCACTGAAAAGCCCATGCCACCTGATGTTAAGACCGTTCAGCGTTTAGTTAACGCCAAATCTAAGGAGGAGAAAAATGCAGTGGAATTGGTCCTTAATGAATTTTTCATATTGACTCATGATGGCTGGAGGCAAGGCCGTTGCGATCATGAAATCGCCCGTTTTAAGGATAAGCAGGCTAAGGCTAAACGCAGTGCAGATAGTCGCTGGCAACCTGTGAATGCTACCGTTGCTGCTAATGAAACCAAATTAGATCTTGAGCCAAATTTAGCATGCGTTCGCATTGCCGATGCATTGCCAACGCAATGCTCACCAGTCACCAATCACCAGTCACCAATCTCCAAACACCAGTCAATCAAATCAATGGCTGAAACAAGCGTGAAAAAGACTTCTGAACCAGGTCTTCAGAAGAAAAAAGACGATCTTGGGGATCTTGGAGTGCTTGGCGAAATGCATAAACGGTTTGCCGAATTAATTAGTAAGGAGGGTGCCTCTGTTGCGGTAGATGACTGTCGAATTAAAGATATGGTTGCTACTGGAGCAAGTGAGGCCGAAGTGATTGGGGCGATATCGATTGCAAAGGAAATGCGCAAGAAGATTTCTACTACAAGCCCTATCAATGCTGGCTATGTCTTGGCTATTGTGAAATGTGAATTGAAAAAACGAACCTTAGCTGATTCAGGGGATATTGCTTGGTGGAAAACCAATGACGGGATCGATGCAAAAGGACGTGAGTTATCGATGCGTGCACAGGGTTCTGAATCCTATGAATCTTATAAGGCTCGTATATTTGCGCAGCTGCGAAAACGCCAGGAAATAGTTAAGCCTAGTGAGGCGATTGAAGCTATCGAGATGATCGAGTCGAAAGAGCCTACGGTTACAGGCGCAGATCAGGAGAAGAGCCATGCCATCTAATGCCCACCTTCTAGGTGTGGTGGAGCGCCTTGATATGGAAGACTTTCCGATTGGTTCTGTGGTTCAAACTCCAAGTGGTCGCACTGGTACTGTGATTAAGCACCGTGGTGCGCAAAGTCGTCATGACCTGTTTCAGAGAATCATTATTGAATTCGATGAACCAATTGGAGATACCGTGGCTTTGCAACCTCATCTATTGACCATCATCAATAGGGCCGAGGCAAGCAATGATTACTAAGAAGCCGAAAAGGGTCAAAAAGCAGCCCACCGTTAAAACTCAGGGCTTGCTTAATACTGGGCTCACCCAAATAGTGGAGAGCCATCCATACAACTCAGAGGAGATTACTCCGCTCGAGCTAATGCTCAAGATCATGCATGAGCTATATGCGCAGGCAGAACGCTGTACTGCTTCTGCAAATCAGAATACCGATCTTTTTGGGTATGTCGATTCTGTAGATAGTAATGAGACCCGGATCAAACTACTCAATATGGCTGCTGCTGTAGGAAGGCATATAGCGCCTTATATTCATCCGCGCTTATCTGCTATTGAACATACGGGTAAAGATGGGGCACCTCTGCAAAGTGGGGTATTGCTTGTTCCAAGTATCTTGAGCTTAGAAGAATGGGAGCGCGTTGCCCAGCCTAAGCAATAGCTTTGCAGCTCAATTCATGAAAACCATCTGGGCCCCATTGCCAGGTAGCCAGACCCTATTTCTGACTTGCCCTGTGTATGAAGTATTGCTAGAAGGTACTAGGGGAGGAGGTAAGACCGATACCTTGCTCATGAGTTATGCCCAGCATGTAGGTAGAGGTTTTGGAGATCATTGGCGCGGCACACTCTTTCGTCTGACTTACCCACAACTAGCTGACGTTGTGGCCAAGAGTAAGCGCTGGTTCTATCAAATCTTTCCAGGGGCCAAGTTTAATGAATCCGACTATGTATGGAAGTGGCCTACAGGAGAGATGCTGTACTTTCGTTATGGGGCTAATGAGGACGACTACTGGAATTACCATGGCCATGAATATCCCTGGCTGGGGTTCGAAGAATTAACGAATTGGCGCAATCTCTCTTTCTACGAAGCCATGCATTCGACATGTCGCTCATCACATCCTGGAATGCCAAGAATGGTGCGCGCAACCTGTAATCCATTTGGAGTGGGGCATGCCTCAGTAAAGGAGCGATTTCAGATTGGGAGCATTCCTACTGGTCAAATCATTCGGCAAGAAGGAGCACTTCCTAGAGTACGAATTCATTCAACGATTTATGAGAATACCCATCTTCTCAAAAACGATCCTAACTATCTTATGAACCTAGAGTCATTAAGTGATCCAAATCGGCGCAGAGCTTGGCTGGAAGGAGACTGGGATATCCATGTAGGAAGTTTCTTGGAAGGAGTTTGGCAACCCTCTAAACACGTGATAGAGCCCTTTGCTATTCCACCAACATGGAAGGTATGGCGATCCATGGATTGGGGATATGCCAGACCATACGCTGTCTATTGGTTTGCATTATCTAACGATGGTGTCTATTACCTCTGGCGTGAACTCTATGGATATGGAGATAAAGAAAACACCGGCACCAGGGAAGATGCAACGGTAGTCGCAGAGAAGATCAAAAAGATCGAGATCCATGATCAACGTCTTGGATATGAATATCGCATGAACCTAGCCGACCCCTCCATCTTTTCCAAGATTGGAGCTGAAAGATCTATCGGTCAGATCTTCAGGGATAAAGGCGTCAAATGGACCGAGGCCTATAACGCCCCTAGAAGCCGAGTAAACGGCGCTCAAGAAATCATCCGGCTACTTGTTGAGGGAAGGCTGAAGGTATTTAGTACTTGCAAGCATTGGCTAAGAACGATCCCTCAGCTACCGCCAGATTCACTAAACCCTGAAGATGTAGATACGGATGCCGAGGATCATGCCTGGGATGCTACTAGGTATGGGGTCATGAGAGCTAGAAGAGTGGCGGAGTAAAAGAGGGTATTAAGTTAATAGAGTTAATCAGTTATTTGCGAGCGGGGTAACCTTTGGCAACTTCCAACATATTGAGCAATCTCTGTACAGTCCACTCATCATCTTGCCACCACTTATTAGCATCCGCTACTTGGCTGGAGGAAACTTCGCTTAGCTCAATATTTTTAATGGCCAAGCTATACATCCCGTTAAGAGATGCATTGATAGCACCCGATATATGGACCACTTCCCACTTTGTTAGCGGCCTATTTTCATCTTGAATAACAAGAAGAATCTCTTCAACCAGATTCTCAATAGTTTGCTTTTTGTCTTCTGAAGACATTAAATTTAGCTGATCATTTGTAGGTAATTGGTTCATATTTATCCATAATAAATTCAGACTTACCCTTACTCTAATCTATAAACAATATGTGCCTCAAGACTCCAAAGCCCTCCAACAAAAATGGACCGCCCGCATTACTCATGCGCGCGCTCAATGGGCAGCCTTTCATAAGCGCGTAAGACATAACCGCAACACGGTAGCTGGCTTTAATTGGAATGCTGATCCCACCAGCAAAGACTTCTACAGTCTCAGAGCAAACCTAATCCATGGCACCATCTCTGCAGTACTACCCAATGTCTATGCACGCAATCCAGAGATTTCAACAACCCCATTAAATACGGGTGCTGATCTCAAGCTTTTTTGTAAAACATTGGAGGTGGTAACCAACAGGGCGCTAGAGCATGCTCAACTTAAGAATCGAGCCAAATCAACCGTAAGGGCAGCGCTTACTTGCAGCTTTGGCATTCTCAAAGTGATGTATCAAAGAGATCCGAGTCGGGATGGCTACATTCAGGGGCGCATCAATGATGCCCAGGAAAATCTTCTAGCGATCCAAGATCTAGCTCTAGACCTTCAAGATGAAAAGCAACGCCATCAGCATGAAGCCAAGCAAGCTGAATTAGAAGAGCTCATTAAGTCATTACAAGAGCAGTCCGAAGTGCAGTCAGCTGAAGGCTTGGTAATAGATAGAGTCCTTACAGAAAACCTACTCATCGATCCCTCTATTTGTGAGTTCTGGGATTACACCGATGCAGATTGGATCTGCCAGATTATCCCCATGAAGCGTGGTCAAGCTGAAGCGCTTTACAAAAAGAACCTAGCTAGTGCCAAGATCTACCAACCAGGCCAAGGCGAAACATCCCATAGAAAAGCTAGACGTCTAGCTTCCATGCACCTCGATGCTAAATCTGCCCCAGTAGTAGACGATCAACAAATAGCCGTGCTAGAGATCTGGGATAGAACCACCCAGCGTATTTACACAATGGTCGAAGGCACCACCGAATGGTTACGGGAACCCTATTCACCATCAAAGGTGGGAGAACGCTGGTACCCATTCTTCTTATTGCCTTACCAAGTCGTTGATGGCCAGTTCGTTGGCCCAAGCTTAGTCGATCTCACAGAGCGCTTGCAAGAAGAGCATAACGAAGCTAGGGATCGCTTCAATCAACACCGAGATCTATGCATACCAGGATGGGTTGCATCAGCCGATATCAACGAGAAGACGATTAAGAAACACGCGGACTCACGATTTGGTGAGATCACCATTGTCGATACCGAAGGCAAACCCCTTAACCAAGTGATTATTCCTCGAGGGCACCCAAAGATTGATCCGATTGTTTACGACACCAGTGCTGTGCGTTATGACTGGGAACAAGTCACGGGATTGCAAGATGCTGCGCGCTCAACTGTAGTTAGGCCTAAGACAGCAACCGAGGCCAACATTCTACAAAGGGCCTTATCCGGACGCGTTTTTGAATTTAAAGACCAGATAGAGGATTGGCTACAAGAGATTGCCCAATACAGTGCCCAAGTCCTCTTGCAAGAGTTGACTAAGGAACAGGTAGAGCGTTATATGGGCGCTCCAATTACCAGAGCCACTATGGTTGATAGCAAGCTCACCATGAGCAAAGAGAAAACCTATGACTGGCCAAGCCTTACAAAGGAACGCATTTTTGACATGGTCGATCTGCGCATCAGAGCGGGCACTACTGGCGCACCGGATGGAATAGAGGAAAAAGAGGGTTGGCTCAAAGTGCTGCCCATGATTACGAATCTATCAATTCAGATTCAGAACCTACAAGCTAGAGGAATGGATTACGAACATATCCGTAATCTCCTACAGGAGACCCTCTTGCGGTATGACGATCGCATCGATTCAAATCTATTTATACCGAATGTCGAAAAGCAAGCGGAGGGTTATATCGACCCTAATTTAGGAATCAACATGTTTTCAGAAAGAAAGCTAAGGGCAATTGCCGAGCCCGGTCATGAGCGTGGTTTATTAAAAGAGGAGATGAGTAATGACGCAGGTAGCAAATGAGGTGAATGGTTTTAAATCAGAAGTGCTTACAGATGGAGGCCCATACCAGAGGGTGCAAGATCGCGAGGCCAAGAGGGAACGTGAACGCCTAGAAAAAGAGGCCAAAGATAAACATGATGCTGAAAGTCATGCCAGAAATACGAGGGCAAGAGAAGATCGTAGGGCTGAACTAGCCCAGAAAGCAGCGACCAAATTAGCAAAGGAACAAGATGCCGAAAAGCAAAGGGCACAAAAATCTGAGCGTAAGAGTCAGTCCGCAAGCTTGCTTGATGATCTCAGTAAATCAAACCGTCTTAGTTCATCCCTTTCACAAATATCTGAGGATATTGAAGAGGGTGAGGAGTTAGGGGATTTTGAAGTCGAGCCAATCTTTGCGCCCATAAAGGGTGAGGTACTTGTACCAGCGGTTATGACTGCTCCAGAAAGTGGATCAGTACCCCAGTCTTATGACCTAGGCGAGATATTACCTACACCACCTGCAATTACGGTAGAGGCGCTTCCACAGCCAGCTATTCAGGTTGAATCTGCTAAAGAATTCATTAATCGGGTTTTGAATCCTGGGTCTGCGGATTCAAGCCCTGAGAAGAATAACAAGCCCAATGAAGAAACTCCGGACGATATTAAATCCAAGAGGGGCCGCGAGCGCATGCAAAAGATCATCAATGAAAAGCACGACCTAGAGAAGCAGGTTGAAGATTTGCAATGCACTGTGATTAGCTTGCAAGATGTGATTCGTAAGTACGAGATTGAGAGTCAATTTGTTGACAATACTATGGCGCTCACAACCAAGCAGAAGAAACCTGCCGAGCTTGTGTCAGAGGCTAAGCATCAGATCATCAAGTACTTAAACTCGCGCGAAGATGAGGTTGATCATTCCGCTAAGGCCCAATGCTTTTATAAGTATCTGACCGATCCTTTTTATATGCAGGTCTTTGTACAGAACAACAAGCCAGAGCATTGGCAATCCATGATTGAATCCATTTACGATTCAATAGAAATGCAAGAGCCCAACTTCGCGAATACAAGGATCACGCCATTTCAGAGTCCCCAACCCATAAGGGCGCGAACCTCAACCCTTGGTGCTCCGCTGGCTAGCTCTGAAAACCCAATGGATCGCATCGCCCAGCATCTAGGCAATATGGGAATTTAGCCTTTTATTAAGAAAGACTAGGAAGAACTAGATTTAGGGTTTGGGAAAACCGTGAGAATGCATCTTCAAAAGAAGGTGCATTCTTGTCATAGACCATAACCCTAATAAATTCATCATATGTCTGCTTGGTTTTCGGATCAGCTTTGGCGTAATTCATTGCCATTTTGATTTCATCGATTGGGTCTTTTACAAAGGCAACATGCTGCTTGGCAAAGTCCAAGCTATCTTTTGCAATGACCTGAACTACCAACTTGCCAAGTAAGCCCAGATCTTTCTTGAGGAGGTTAGGATTCTTTTCGGCGATTTGATAAACATCGTAGAGATGACGTACTAAGGCTTTGTCTACCTTCTCACCAGTCTTGGCTAGTGACAGGGCTAGGCGTCGTGGGAAGGTAATGAGTTTCTCAGCCAGCGCTTCTCTCAAGTCTACGCATGGAATTGAGAACCGAGGGCCAGTATCCATGTTGGCCAAGGAGTCAAATAGCAGGGTGATTTCTTTATCTTGCTTTGGTAGTTGTAAAGGGCTGTAGCTTACTTCCAGCTTTAAATTTGCTCGCATACCTGGGCTTACTTGAAAGTATGCGGAGTACTGAATGTCGAATTCTATGAAGTTGTTATCACCCATTGCATTTCTTGTAATGAACTCTGATTTAAAGCCAGCAGAGTTCATCGCCGCCTCAAGATCGTTCTTAAGCTTGCTCATGCTTGAGCGGATTTTGCTCTTGGTCAATGCTTCTGAGGATTTTGGGATGGCTTTGATATCCACATCTTCGGAGACTCTGTCTAATAGACCATAAGCCTTAGAGAGGCAGGTGCCACCACAAAAGATCAATTCAAAGTCTGGATTATTGATGGCGGCAAGCGAGGCCAGAGCATCAGTGACCATGAAATCTTTTTCTAGTGCGAATTCCGATATACCAAGCCCCAGCTCGTTAATTACATCCAATACTTGGAGTCTTTGGGTGTCGTTAATTCTTTTCATAGACTAGGCTACGGTTACCAACAGATAATTTGCGGCAGACCCGAGAGTTACCGATATTGAGGATAGGAAGCATAGGCACCTGAGTGCTGTCACCTTGAATGAGGGCGCGCATATCTTTGCCTACGTCAGCCTTGATATTCAGCTTTTTCATTACCTCAAGCCCGATATTAGTCAGGCTTTCATCAGCTACTGGTTTTCCAGAGATAGAAGAGGGGCGCGTTTTTACATAAGTGCCGTACCCAAGGCGCATCAGCTTGCCTTCATCAGATAACTCTTTTACTACGCGACAGACTTGGCGATAGGTGCCAAACCGATTGAAGTTATCGCGCAAAAAGACCTTTTCCTTGGAATTACGTAGGCTGGCCAAAATGCGGTCTTTGGTTGTTGCTTTAGCCATCTTGGCCTCCTTTCTATATTGATGGTTCGATTATATACAAAAATAAGACATTGATGTCTTATTTTTGTATAGATAAATATAGAATAAATAACATATAAAACAGTAACTTATATAGTTTTTATCAGAATTTATAAAGATAGGTATGCATGGTTATTTTACCTCGCTATACCTTCCGTCAAGGGCACCCCAAAGGGGTGGCTTGCGCACCCTTGACGGCCACGACCTGAGAAACGCTCTTTTGTGCCCAAAGTGGCGCAATGACACATTGGGCATAAAGACCCATTGCGATGCCAACAAAAACCCCAGAAATATCCAAACTCCACACCAAGCACCCCAATAATGAATTCATGTGGTGAGAGCTAAACACTCAAGCTACTGCTTCAGATCTCCGCGTTAAAGCTAGAGTCGCGCCTAGCAGCGTAGCAATGGATAGTTTCACGCTCTATCACCCGGTATGAAGCCAAGGAATTTCACTAATAAACAAACAAATTGATAGGGGTGGCATATGCCAATTTCAAATACAGACTTGCAAGAACTGGCTAAGGTTTCATTAGATGAGTACTTACGTAATCTTCCAGTCGATCAAATAGCCGTAGAAAGACCTTTTCTTAAAAAACTCATGGAAGGACGGAAAAGCCTTTTAGGCGCAAAGCAGAATGTGGTCGAGAATATTCGCAAAGAACATGGCAGTAACTTTAGCTGGGCCTTTGGAGAGGAGACAGTCAAGTTCAATAAACGCAATACCACTGAGCAAGCGTCATTCCCATGGCGCAGGGCTGTTGATGGTCTGTATATCGACTATGACCGCCTATTCAGCAACGGTATCAAAGTGCGTGAGGGTGGGGCGCGAGGTTTCCAGTTGGAATATAACGAGCGTGTGCAATTGATCAATCTCTTGGATGAGCAATTAGAGGTCCTGAGAGAAGGATTCCTTAACAAGTTAGATCTAGAGCTTCACCGCGATGGCTCGCACGGCGCAGATGCGCTCGTGGGGCTTGATAGCTTAGTGAGCCTAGCGCCAAATACTGGCACCGTAGGTGGTATCGACCGAGCCAAAGCAAGCTACTGGCGTAACTACGCACTTAAAGACATCACCTCAACCACGCCAGGCAACTTAGTGGGCGAGATGGAAACCGCATGGCGTCAATGCATTAAGCATGGCGGTAGCCCTGATTTCATCATCGCGGGCGGCAAGTTCATTGATACCTATCGTAAGCAAGTCACCGTGACCCATATCGCTGGATCTGGCGAAACCAAGTACATCGATGCTGGTGTAGGGGCGGGCGTAAATACAGGTTTAGCCTTCAAAGGGGTAGAGATCATTTGGGATCCACAGTTTGATGAGTTAGACGCCATGGCTAATCGCACGGTGGAGTGGAGTAAGCGTTGTTACTTCTTGAATACTCGCTTTATGAAGTTGCGTGATGATGACTTGGATATCGTTGCCCCAATTCGTCCACACGACACGCTCGCCATGTACGCCATGGTGAACTTGCGCTGCGCCTTATCCATCTCACGAGCTAATGCCCATGCGGTATTGGCTATTCAATAAGGAGGGTCGAATGAATAACACCATAAACAAGAACGCGCTCATTCATAGTGACTTCCAAATTAAAGAGGTGGAGGCAGTGGTGCGCAGAGATGCATTTACCACTATTCATGTGCACGTACCGCCCTATGAGACCAATATATTGCGCAATCTCTTTGGGCGCGAGAACGTCACGGTGTTCGAGCATCCTTCAAAGACCACGATTACTCCAGAGCAAGAGTACGACCGCCTCTGTGCCAAGTACGGCCATGAGGTCGTAGCCAAAGTCTTTGGTGAAGATGATGGTGACCGCCTGATGGAGATCGTAAAGGGATTAATGGAGGGGGAAGGCGCTATCAATCTTGGAAAACAGGACAAAAAAACCAAGATATTTGAGCTCGAGGTTTCTGAGGCTCAGAAGGGAGTCAAGCGTTAGCAGAAACACGCTTTTATTGGTCGTCTTAATTTAACTGTGGCGTTACTTTGGGTATGTGTGTGGGTGTTTAATAAATGTGTCTGCGGATGTGCTTGTGCTTTAAGTGGGGCGCATATATTGCGCCCCTTCACATCACTCACCTTAGTCTGCACGTTAAAAAGGATTGATCTAGTTAAACACTGTAATTTTTTAAACCATTTGCTGTTATTCAAAAAATAATTTTATGCTCCCTATATTTACATCACTAGTACAAACTTTGGCTGTAAATGGCCTGAGCCTGTTAGCAGGGGCTGTTCAGGCAAAAGGCAAAGAGTTTATTGAGAAAAAAACTGGTGTTCGCATTCCAGATAATCCCAATCAGGAAGATCTCATTAAACTCAAGCAACTAGAGATTGAGCAAGAGCAACTTCTCTTGCAATACACGCTTAAACAAAAAGAACTCGAGATTGAGGAATCCAAGCTTTTAGCAGAAATGCATCGAGCCTCACAAGACAATGCCACTAACCGCTGGCAATCTGACATGGTGAGTGATTCCAGGTTATCAAAGAACATCCGCCCTGGAACACTAGTCTACATTCTCACGGCGTACCTACTATTTGCATTGTTATCAGCCATGGGAATTGATATCAATGAAGCATACGTGCAACTTTTAGGAGAGTGGGGGCAATTAGTCATGCTGGCTTATTTTGGGGGTAGGTCGGTGGAAAAGATTTTTGAAATTCGGATGAACGCCTCTCGACATAAAGAGGGGGTTTAATGAGCTCAACAAGAAATAGCCTAGTTGGAGAGCAAGCTGCATTTTTACTAGATGTTTGTAATCTGATTCAATTCGCAACGAATGAGGGCTGGGTTCTGACTGGCGGGGAACTTTGGCGTTCCGCAGAACAGCAAGAAATCTACTTCAAGACTGGTAGATCGAAGACTATGAACAGCAAGCACCTCACCCGTTGCGCTATTGATTTAAATTTCTTTTGGAAAGGAAAGCTTATTTGGGATAGGGAGTTGATTCGCAACGTTGGTGAATACTGGGAAAGCCTCAGCCCTAAAAATAAATGGGGTGGCAACTTTAAGGGCTTTGTGGATGTACCTCATTTTGAAAGGGTGGCTTTACCTCTCTAATTTGTCGATTTTTGAAAAGAAGGCCAATATCACTGCTCGCTGTATCAGTATTTTTAGTAATGGAACCCCTACAGTTCTACATGTTATTTATATCGATTTGTCAATCTCTTTTGGGCTCGATAAAGTTCAACTTATGAACACCAAAATAAATAACACTCCAGAAGAATGGATCGATCCAGACGATGCTCCAGAAATAACCGAAGAGGATCTCAAGCGAGGTATATGGGCGATCAACGGGCGAAAAGTTTCAGAGGCTGAAGGCAGGGCGGCTTTTGCTTCAAGGCTTAAAGATATTGCGGAGGCTCAAAACGGCACTTTGTCCAATAATGAACAGGAAAAGCCAAACTCTGGGTCTTAA